CGATGCGCTGGTGCCGTTCAGTGGGCCGGTCAGCGTGCCGCCTGTTATGGGAAGATTCTTCACCCATCCAGAGGTTGTGCATTTGTACTCGACATTATTCGTCGTGTCCTGATAAGACTGTCCCCACTCTGCGCCATAAGGGTAGACGGTGTAGTTTCCGCTCTGTGTGCAAGTCATCGACGGCGCACCAGAACCGGAAAGCAAATTCCATTGAATCTGATAAGTCGGGTCAATCTGGGTCTGAGCAAAGCAGTTGATAACTGACAAGATCAGGAAAAGAAAGAGCGGGATTCGTTTCATGCTGAAGTCTCCTTGTGGACTAGCTAACTGGCTGGTTCTTTGTGCCCATGACGATAGTCAAGTTAATGGCAGTGCAGTTCGCCCATTGTCCCGCTGTGAGTAAGAAACTCCCATCAGACGTTGGGGTGAGTGGTGTGCCGACGATGTTCGCAGCAAGCGTCAGTTGCATATCATAGACGCCAGACACGCTGAGAGCTGATTGCCACTGGCTCAAGACTATGTCCTGCTCGATGTTTGCAGCGAGCGTCAAGGCAAGATTCTGCGCCGCCGCAGTGATACCCGCGGAAATGGTCGAGTAACTGGCATTGGCGTAGAGCGTGATCGCCCCGGTCACAGTGTAATCAACTTCGGTCACAGCCGAAACCAGAACAGTGTCGCAAAGAGGACGCACGGTCTGCGCACTGAGAGCCGATTGAACAGCGGAAAGCAGCGTGCCAGAGGCGATGCCATCGCTGTTTGGGGATGCAGACGGTTGCGTTACGGGTCCTGTCAGGACGTAGACCTGCACCGTCCCTGGCGTTGTTGGGTTTGTCGGGACTTGGGCGTCAACGATGGTAGAACTCACGTCAAGCGCAAGAGATCGGTACTGTCCAGATGGTCCAGCAGTTGTGAGGTTGTTTGGGGCCGCCTGGATGCGTGTTCTGTAGTGGTTGTCTCCAGCAGTCGTTCCGGCTGGCTCACCCGCCGTTCCGTTGGCGGTCGTCGTCGTGTTGGCGACGGCAGAGACAAGCGGGAAAGAACCCATCAGGACACTTACCTGCCCGGCGAGGTAGCCGTTGCCGCTAAGCCCTGCCGTCGTGCATTGTGCCGCCACAGTGCCAACCGTCTTCCCGGCAGCAATCGTGAGCGCTGAGGTTGTGGCGAAGATGTTGAGGCCGTCTTGAGTCCCGACCTGTGTGCCAGAGGCTATCGTAGTGTCGGATGACTGCGCCGCAGTAAGGGTGAACTGTAGCGTCGTCGTGGCGTACTGCGCGGGGAGCCTGGTGCAATCCAGATACTCGCCGAGGTAGTCCAGCATCGGATAGACAGCGAACGCGAGCAGGTTCTGAAGGCCGCAATACTGTATCGCGTTCCGGACCAGAATCTCTCGATAAGCGTAGAGGTTGATAAGCAACTGCTCGACTTGGGCCGGGTAAAGAGTCCTGCCAGTGTAGGACTCGAACAGCGTCACCATGTCGTTCAAGACCAGCGTTGCATCAAGTCCGTCAGTGTCGTTGACGAACGAAGGCGTAGGCAGGTCAACAGGGACCGTCTGAGGGGTGCCGGTGGCGGCGGGGAATTGTTGGTTCGGAATTACTACCGGCATTTAAGAAGATCCTCCCACAGATATTGTCGTGCTCTCTGTGCCTATCGTAGTCGTGGTAGAACTGCTCGATCCCATGTCCGGCTGCCAGTTGATTGTCACATCGAGAGCCCCGATGTTCGTTGTGCTGGCTACTACATCGACGCTCTCAAGGGTGATGCGTGGCTCCCAGTCGGCAATAGCGGCAGAGATGGCGCCGACGATAGCCGGAATTGCAGCGGTGAGCGGGCGGTCAAGGAACTGCGTCAGGTCGCATCCAAACGTGGGGCGGAAAGGATCTTCGCCGGGAATGGTGCTGAAGATGATCTGGAGCGTCTGGTGAACATCGCCGAGGGCTTGACAGACTTGTCCGAGTCCTGATCCCGCACCGCCTCCAGCCGTCGAGTCAAGCATCAGCTCCCAGCTCGATGACTGGATGTTGGTGAGCGTTGCGTATGGGAAAGTCGTTGCCATCAGTTTGACACCTTCGTCAGGACACTCTCAATCGTGCTTGCCGTCCATGGCGTTGTCGGCGCACCGGTCACTCCACCTTGCGGGTCCGAGTGCGTGTGCGCGTTGAACGCTGTCACCAGTTTACTCACCAGTGCCAACGCATCCGCCGCTGCGCCGCCATTGGTAAGCGAAATGCTACTTGCAGCCTGAATCTCAACATTGCCCGATGGATCCAGTTCAATTTTTCCTCCTGATGGTTGGCTCAGAACCATCTGCCCACCGGCCCCGAGTGTCACCTGGAGCTGGTGCGTGCTCGTGTTGTAGTGGATGATCGTCCCGTCAGAGAATTGCGTGTAGCGGTCGGCCGGTGTGAGTCCTGCTGGCGCCGAGTCCACCGTTGACGGGACCCCACCAGTCACGATGCCATTCTCATCCCACTCATCCATGACCACGGACACCTGCTCGCCGAGGTCCGGCTGCCAGAAGTCTTTGTCGTTCATCGTCTTCATGACCTGGACCGGCAGCCACCATGACAGGACATTCGCCTGGTCGGGGAACTGCACGCGCACCCGGTATGGCGGCACAGACTCAATCTGCGCAACGATGCCCGTCCTGTAAGGCGGGTGGAACTGCTCCGTGTATGGTCCGCGTACCGAGTCAGGCATCTACTCTCCGTAGTCGTCCGAGGCAAACTGTGTTGCTGCCCCGGTTATCGTGGTCCTGAGTTCCAAAGAGGTTTTGTACCCGTTCCTGTCCAGCCGGTGTTTGCCCTCATTGATGATCCATTTTATCGAATCGAGCGCCGTGCCAAACCCCGAGAGCATCACCGGATTGCCGGCCCGGTAGACCATCGAGCCAGGGATGATGATCTCGCCCTTCAGGACGTGCATATTGGCGGCGTGGAGATGGGCTTGTGCGCGCAGAGTGGCCTGCTGTGCGTTCTCTATCCGCTCCCGGACTAGTAGGGTGTCCTGAAGCCCTAAGTCAACGCCTTGGGTAGCTGTGGCCGCCGCATTGGCTGTCGCCTGAAGAAGTTTCTTTGACAGCGGGTCGAAATACATCACCACGGCCTTCTTGTAGGTCTTGTCACCGTGGTGCTGCTGGTGAATCCTGAATCGCGTGGAATCGGTCTTGTAGATGTACTGCGCGTTCTTGTCTGTCAAGCTTGAAATCGTCTTTGCGTCCAGCTTCGGGCGGCTGTAGAAGACGAGTTGATCGCCGCGGATGGTGAACTCGTAATTTTGCCCGTTGGCAAGCCTATGCAGAAACGCAAGGTCACTCTCCAGTCGTTGGGTTATATGCTGATAGGGAACATCTGGATTCACCGCGTCAATTGAAACACTCATCCCATACTTCGCGGCGATGGTCTTAGCTATCGATGTAAGAGTCTGGCCTTCATAAGGCTGCGAATATGAGGTCCTGATAGCGTGAGTCACCCCGGCTTGAATGGCCCTGATCAGGAACGTGTCTGGCGGTCCCTCTGCCTCCCACTCATCCACTTCGAAGTTCCCACAGGACACGAGAGACTGGCCTTGATAACCGATTGACAAGCTGAGTGCGGTCCCGATGACTGGAGGATTGTTCGCCCATGCACGCGCCGAATCTTCCACCTGAATCTCCAGCACGTTGGCCTTGCCGCCGATAGCTTCGTCGTAGTGGACGTGTTGGGAATGGGTCAGCAGATTGCCAGCGACTTGCGTTCCGCCGTACATGATGTTCCAAGCCGGGATTTGAACGGATGCGCTCATTTATCGATCCGCGAGTTTCTTTGCCCTTCGGATGATGTTATTTTCAATCACAATAGCATCTGGGAAGACACCTTTGTGGTATAGTACACCAAGAGCCTTATCTATTTCCGGAAAACACAGTCTTTCACAGTTGAGAAGCGCCGCCACATGGCTACTCCACACCTATTCCCCTTTCAGAAACAGTGATGAACCGATCAATTCTGTACCTGTTACAGGCAAGGTTTCACCTGTATACTTGTTGAGATAGCATGTTTTCTCTATCACGGCAAATCCTCCGGCATCACAAACTGGTAACCTTTACTCGTCAAAACGGCGAGGCTTCCTGCTGGCGCAGAACTGATGTCAACGCCATCCTTTTGGGCTTCCTCTAGGCTCACGACAATCGAATTAAAACCGAGAGAATATCCCATAAACACATCATTGAAAAACTCGTCGAAATCTGGGGGCTTTACAGATACTATTGCTGGCATACTTCCTCAGTTCTTCCCTTCCTCTTGAGCAGCCCCAACAACAACAAAGTCTACTGTGATAGCGAATACAGCGAATCCTGCCGATACTAACCAGTGGTGTTGGAAGTCGCAAAAAATCCCATATCTCACCGCTGGTGTCCATACAAAAAGGGCACCCAAAATTCCGAACATGTATCCGCCAATTTTGATGCAGTTTATTCTCATGGCTATCCTCCACAGAATAAAGTTTATCAAACTCTACGGAAATGTCAAAAGGTTTGTTTACCCCCACGGCGTCGAACTGGTTGTGCTGGTCACTGGTGTAATCAGCGGGACGAATACCTGCGTGCCTTGCGCCACGATGTCGCCAATCGGAATGCCAGGGTTGTTCTGAATCAGCGGCTCAACCTGTGTGCTATCGCCGTACATCTTGTACGCTATCGCATCCCAGCGTTCACCTTTGGAAACGTAGATGATCCCCGAAGATGGCGCGGTCGGATTCACGTACTGGCTGATGAGCCCCGGCGTCAGGACTCCAAGACCACCGTTTGGAATGACTACATTCGGCATTTAGGCAGCCCTCGCAATCGTGCTCAACGGGACATTCGTATACGCCGTCTGTGCCGGTATGCCTGAAGGTGAAGCCGTGGCAGGACTCACGACAAGCGTCGAGCCGGCCGCTGCGCTCTGTGAGGTGGTGAGCCCTGGGGGATTGGTGTTGATTGTCGAGTTGCCGATGGTCCCGACCGTCATGGTGTTGCTTTGGAGCGTAGACGGCGCCACATACTCGGTCAGTTCAAGGTCCATCTCGGCGGCAATCACCGATCCGTCGTCTGCCATCCACCGCTGTTTGAGCCGGTAGTTCGAGATAACGAATATCCCGAGTTCAACTTTGCTCCCAAACACAAATCTTTGCGGAAC